TACGCCTTGCTTAGCCATCAATACCAGCCCTTTTTGTTATGGAAGGCGAGCGCATTACATGCTGTTTGATGTCTGTGCTTTATGTACTTCAAGCCTAAATCAATTTGAGCATATGGATCCTTAGTCTTTGTCTTTAGTAACTGTGCTATTCCATACGCACTTGACTTGGGATTCTTTGCTGTTGGTATCCATCTAGATTCTTTATACCAGAGATCACTTAAACAATAGAACTCTTTAAAGTTGTGATTTAACTGCATGAATGCGTACTGTTTGTATATGTTCTTGTTTGCTGCTTGTACTGGCTCTAAGGCTAGTAATTGGCTCACGATTATAGTTATCCCAATTAGGTGCCACCTTGCGAGCCATCCCCTACGGGGCTCGCCTTTTCGCCCTTGAGGCGAATGTCTTCTAAAGGTTATCATATGTAGTCAAGTCCTTTCACTAAAAGCCCAGGTCAGACGGCGTGGCGTTACTGTTTACATGCACCGCATTTGTTGTAATCCATTTTCCATCCACCGCATAACTGGCATCTCTCTACCTGTTTATCCATAATGTCCTCCTCTAGCCTTGCACCTTTACGATAGCATTTTTGGCATTCAGCGATAACTACTCCTGGCACTGTATCCCATCCGTATTCAATCTCGAATATAGTCGGTTTCTTACAGGCGTTACATTTCATTACCGCCGCTTCAATCATGGCTTAGAACCCCACCCAGTACCTTTAAATATGGCTCCTGTTGATGTGTAAACCCTACGCATTTCCACAAAGCAAGTTTCACATCTTGGGATGGTTACAGGGTCGTTAAAGGATCTTTCAACTTCAGCATCCCCATGACCATCCGTACAGGTGTATTCGTATTTAGGCATCTTTGTCCATTTGCAGTTCTTTTTGTTTTTTGATCGCATCGGCTTCATTATCAAATTGAGCCATAACTATTAAGGATGCTTTACCATCACTCCAAATATCAACCAAGCAAACTTGCCATTTTGTCTTTTCTTGGTTCATTCCATAAGAGTAAAAAGATTGTAATGATTGAACGCTCATGAATGATGTCCATAATCGATTCTGTTGATTACTCCACACCCTACGCATTTGAGCAAACCTTCAACATGCACCATCCTTGGGTCATTACACATGTCGCAACACTCATTAAGCGGCACTATGTCCGGCACAACTGAGCCATCTGAATTAAACTTGATGCGTAATCGATCAGGTTGGATTATTTCTAACTCGCCCATTTATTTGTCCTTATCTGAATCTGGAAAATAAAACTTGCCATTACTTGTAGTTTTAGCCCAGTGAGGTTCGCATTGATCCGCTTTGCTTTTCTCAACACAGACATATCCCAGGAATGGCCGACCCGTTTTGCTCGTTCCCTCTTTGCGTAGCATTTGACCATGCTTGCAATCAAAAGATTCGCCTACCTTTTCAGCATTTAATTCTTTGGCAACATCATCAACTGACCAGGCTAAAGGTGCTGGTTCTTCTAATTTAGGTGCTGTCCAATCGGTATTACGTAAAGCATCTACAACTGCAGCAGTCCTGGTTCCAGGTGCTCCGTAAGTTGGCTTTGTATATTCCTGATTGCCTTTGGCTACTCGTTCCATTTCTACTTGAGATGGTCTTGCACCTTTTTTGGCGTAAGTCCAGTTTGCGAGCGCACGACCGAGCGCAGAACTTTCAGACAACTCGCAAGCAAATTTATTAAAACCTGAACTAGTTTTCGTTTCGCTCGCCCACCCAGTCGATACTGGATGTTTATCAGCCTCAGTTCTAAATAGCCGAGCCACAAATACATATTCATCGCTCGGAGCGTTATGGGCGACAACTCGCTCGGTTTCGATCCTGCCGTCTGGGTTGTCTTTCCAGAACTTCGATAATCTTTCTTCGACTGTTTCATAATCCTCCAAATTAAAAGCCATAATCTATCTCCTGTTTCCCTTGTCGGTATTCTTGTTGCGCACGAAGATCCCAAGTGCTGCCATCATGCCAAGCCTCTGTGTAGTGCCGGCATTTATCGCAATAGGCTCTTTCTGTTCCATTCTGGCTCTTTGAAATCCAGGTTGCTGGATTCTGACCCTTGATTGTATGCGCTCCATATTGCGCTTTACAGTAATCACACCAAACATTCCGATTAGAATTTTTCGTAATCATCGTTTAACTGTGCTTGGAGTACATCTTCGTAGAATCCCAAGTAAGCGACCGAATCTGCAACACTGTCGTGATGTGATGGAGTTTCAACCAACCTAGCGATCTTGAGCCCGACCATACAAAGCACAACTTGGTGTGCTGTAATTGGCATGTCGAGAATGCCTGACCAGATATCTGCAATCCGCTTGTGGTTGGTGTATGGAGATCCATAAATTCGACCTCTATCCTGTGATAATAATGTTGCTTCTGCAAATAACTGCTCACGATTATCGGACATTTTGTTTAGCCATCTTTACGCCTTGCTCATAACCAGCAAGCCAGGCTTCATCGGTTTTCTTATTCATGCGCTCTTCGCGCCAAGCCATAAATCCCCACAAAGCAAATGTGCCAAAGATAATAATGGCAACTGCTTGTGTGTCTGTGATGTTTTCCATTTTGCTCCCGATCTCAGGCGTTTGCCTGTTGGGATTAGTATGTGCTAGATCAGCGACAATCTCTACAGTTGTATCGGCGTGTTAGATAACGATACTGTTATCAATAACATCGATAGCATCATCGATTGTGCGCTCTTTGTAGTCTGTTTCTCTAGACATAAGATTTGCCTAAAGCAGTAAATGAGCCATCCTTGTTGATTGGGATAAGCGTAGGGGTCATATTCTTGCCATCCCAGTCCAGAATTACTATGCCCATCTGCCAGTTGGCTATACCCTTAGTATAGGATGCTTTGGCTTTGTTCATAAGGTTGCCAGCCTCTATGCCGTAAATCGTCCTGTAATGGCCTCCTAAGCCCTCAGAAAACGAAGATAGACCTAACTTGTGGGTATGCCCAATTAAAACGCTCTTACCGACCTTTTTAGCCAGATTTAAGGCAGTTAAGCCTGCGTTTGGATTGGTGTTTCCTTCATCGCCATGACCAAGCAACCAGCCCTTTTCGAACTCGTAGAAGTGTTTGTGGAAAGTAATGCCCATCGTGGCAAAGTCCATGAATTTTTCGTACTGTAATTCAGGTAGGCTGATTAAGCCAGGTACTTTTAATAAAGTGTTGTATAGGCGATCAGTATGATTAGAGCGGACAATATGAGCCTCTCGAGCGTGCTCGGTGAGATCCCAGAGAATCGACTGAGTAAGTTCACGATCCCTGTGTAAAGTCTGCTCATAAGCCAAAGGTGTTTTTTCAGCCCAACGACTGATTGTTTGAAAATCAATTTCATCACCGACATTAAGTACACTGTCGAACTTCTCCCGTCGTGCTAATTTGATTACGTTTTTAACTGCTTGCTCATGATGAAATGGAATTTGTAAATCTGAAATTACCAAGTATCGCTTCAGTTATTTAGTCCTCATCCTCATCGTCATCGTGGAATGGGGTTATGTCGGTATCGGCTGTTTGTGGAATTAGCCAGTCCGGCATACTGTTTTTGTTGTCCATTAAACCCAGTGCCACTTCAACGCTGAAACCAGCCCGGCGAAGCGACTGATACCAACAGTGCAACGCTATGGCATGCATGTCCAACGCAGTCGTTTCTGTACGAGCCACGCTTCTGCGAACATGTTTGACTGGCTTCTTTTTGGCTGCCATGTTTTAAATTATCGCTCTAAAAGAATGTTGTAGATCTCATCGACACGCTGATTAAGGCGTTTAATTTCAGTCAATAAATGACTAATAACATACCCGGCGAATCCGCCTAATATGCCAATCGTTGCGATGTACAGTGTGAAGAAATCCTGCTCGGTCATAGTTTAGTTGTTATCCCGTACTCAGATTCTTTTGGATCTAAAGCCTTGACTAGCGGTGCTATTAATGCGCCAAGCAATACTGCGTACTCTGGTTTCATATCTCCAGCAATCGCTAAGGCAACTGTAAGTCCAGATGCTGCTACTGCTCGCAGGTAAGATTTGATTGCTGCTTTATGTTTCTTGCTTAGTTTCATATTTTGCCTCCGAGAAGTGGTATATCGAAAAACGATGAATCCTGATCTCCCGCAGGGCTAAAGGATATGTGAACGTGCGACTTGTGTTTATTAAAACCTTTGTAAGTCCGGTATTTCCATGATCCTCTAGCAGACATAATTTTACCATCAAAGATTATGTAACTTATGCGTTTGCGCTTATCTGCTTTGGCGTGAAGTCGTAGTTGCTCTACTAGGTGAACCATTAAATCTTTAATCTGGCTAATATCTTTATCTACATCGATCGCTCGTACCACGCCATTTTTTGCAGGTATGTGATCAGACTTTGTTCCGGCAGACATGTGCCTAGCGTCGGCTATCCAGCCGTCTGAACGCCTGTCCCTATCTGGAAAACAGTCATCGATCTGTTCTCTTAATTGAACTGCAGATTTACTAAGCCAAGGTTTCATTTCTTTGGAGGATATTCAAATGGAGGCATTATCCAGCGACATGTTTCTTCATTAAATCCAAGATGACCCTCTGGCTCTGGTGCTATGAAAGCATCTCTATCTTCATCATAGGTGTAACCGATACCAGCGTAATTGAATCTAATGTTTGAATTGTAACTGGTTTGAATCCAACGACCACCAAGATTGTTTACAATCCAAGAATATCCCTCATCACCTGCTGGATCATTGTTATCTCCAACAACAACACGAATAACTATGTTGTTTTCATCTAATTCAGCAAAATGGCTCATACTGCATACCTCACAATTACTAATCCAGATCCGCCATTTTCAGCATCACCTTTTCCACCGCCACCAAGATTTGCGGTGCTTCCGCCAGCAATTCCATTTGTACCGCCTTGACTTCCTCCGCCACCTGCATAAAAATAATTTCCACCATTTAAAACACCAGTTGAAGTCGCTGCGCCCATTGAATTTAATAAAGCAACTGTTGCTCCGCTAAGCCCATTACCACCATTTAAGCCAACTGTTCCTGCAGATGCTCCAGATCCTCCACCTGCTCCACCAACACCATTGACTGAGCCAGTATTTCCATAACCTGTTGCACCACTTGAATTTCCTTGTGTTGCTGCACTTGCAGTTCCGCCTTGTTTACCACCTGATGATCCACCTGATGTCGTGTTGCTGTTATTCTGAGCATCTCCACCATTACCACCGCCACCGCCTAAAGCAGTTATTCCATCAAAAGTTGTATTTGTTCCAGATGAACCAGTGTTATTTGCTGATGACGTATCAGGAGATTTAGCACCTCCGCCACCAATTACAATTGAATAATTACCTGGAGATAATGAGCGACCAGTTTGGACTAATAATCCACCTGCTCCTCCGCCAGATCCGTAGTAATAACCTCCGCCACCTCCGCCAGCGATCACTAATACATCGCAACTAAGTGTGCCGTTTACAACGCCGAGAGTTCCATTACTTGTAAACACTCGATAATTAAATCCGCCAGAAGTGTAAAGCGTTCCGCCAGTTGCATCTGGTTTAGAAACTGCTCCAGCAAAGATTCCAAGAATTAAATTAGGCAATTCCGCCCACCACGACCCAAGAGTTTGCAGCAATCTTTATACAACTGGCTGCTTTGTTAACAGCAAGAACTGGCGCAGCCGACGTGCCACCTGCTGAAACGATTGTGGTTGTTCCAGATGTAACTGCGTTAATCGTTGTTACTCCTGCACCCTTTTGGAAAACGTTTAATACTGTACCAACTGGAAATGCTACTGAGGCATCTGTTGGAATTCTAAAAGTGTTTGCGGATGCGTTATCCATTGTTACAATTTTGTTTAATCCGTCTGCCAAAACTGCTGTGTAAGTTGTGCCAGTCTGGGCATTGACTGCAACACCAACGAAGGATGTGTCGATTGCTCCAGCAAGGGTTCGGATCGCTAATGCGCCATCTTTGACCAGATCGGTGTCGTCTGGGGTTTCCCACCCAAAGTTGCTTGTGTTTGCCATTTTAAGAAATTACTCCTATCGCTGTCTGCCAGGTAATTGTACCTGATAATGTGTTCCATGCCTCGGATGCATTGACCTCATTCCATGATTGGAATACGGCTGAGAACTCTATTGGGCTGAGGTTGATGGTCAGGTATAACTCATTAAATGATGTGCTCCATGACCAACCCTCAACGTAGCCCTGAAATGACCCCTCAGAGGCTATTTGAGGCGGTAGATCGGTGATGGTGAGGGGTTGACCCATAAACACGCCTAAAAGGTGATCTCGGTCAACGTCGTCCAATTCTGGGTTAGTGATTGGGAATGTAATGCTATCGAATACTGGGTATGGATATGCTCGGAGATCTAAGTATCGATTAGCGATGTTTTCTGCATCTGATTGATTCTTAATGCTTGAGTTCAAGGTTTCTGATTTATAGCCATAAATGGAAATACTTGTGGCATCTAAAGCAACTTCTAAGTCATTGAAATTGTTGCCATAGTTTAAGGCTATATCGTTACGAATATTACCTGCGGTTGTTGTCGTAGTTAAACCTGCTCCAATTGCTGTGTTTGCTGAAATTTCAATTGCGCCATTTGCAGCCAAGTAATTTTGGCGGTGATCTGCATCTGCATAACCGATGTTGCCAGCATTATCTTCATATAAATATCCAAAGGCTGAATTGGCTATTTGTGAAGCGATATTGTAAATCGTATCCTCTGATGCGCCACGATTGACCATAAGATACTGACCAGGTTGATCAATCTCGCCAATACCTAGATTTTCTGCAGTTGCCCATGTTTGTGTTGGATTGTAGGTTGCCCATGTTTCTGCTGTTGATACACCGACCCAATCACCTAATAAGAATTCTGTAAGCAACGCATAAATTTGGTCGCCATCTTGATCCTGTGATAGAACGCCTTCACTGATAGTTTTAGCCAATCGGGCAAGAGATCCCATTGCAATTAAGTTGTATGAGTAAACTTTGCCAACTGATCCAGTAACGCTGACCGATGTGGTTATGTCTGTAATGTTGCCACCAAAGAGAGTTACGTAGGTATCAGTAGAATCTTTGACTTGTAAAGTTAGCGAATCGTTAATATCAAATACATAGTTTTCATCTTCTAAAGCGACCAAAGCAATTTCCATGTATGACGGGTTAGGCTGGATGTAAATATTTTCTCGACCAGATTGGTGAGATATATCTGCAATTGTTACGTTTGTGTAATTAGTGCCATTTACTAATAATCGCCATTCTGGCGTAAAATCACTCATTACTGGAATCTTCTAATACTTGCACCATCAAGTGCCGGAATTGATCTGGCTGATGATTTAGTTAATACCTTTGCAACTGCTCTGGCTGCGCCTTCTGAATCTACTGCCTTGACTGTGATGTTATTAACCACACCTGCTCTAGCAGTTGGGTTTCTATCCAAACCAGTGCTTGATGGAACGCTTGTTGCTGTTTGTCCAAGCATTTGACCAGTAAGTGATGGGTTTGGAATGTATCCGATATCTGCACCTGGTCTAACCACATTGATAACTCTTATTGCCTGGTTTGCAAATTCAACTAAAACTCCAACTGCTTCTCTAATTAATGTGATAAAGCCTTGCACAATTCCAATAATGCCAGTTACCACTTTGCCAAAAGTTTCAAATCCTTTTTGGTTTTCTGCTACTGCTGCACTTAATCCTTCATCGCCAGTTAATCCTGCAATAAATGCGTTTAATGCTGGAATGCCTGATTCGTTTAAGAATCCAATAAATCTTTCAACTGTAGGTAATAATGCTGCTCCTAATGATTCTTTTGCTTCATCGAATGCAACCTTTAAACGATCAATTTTGCCCTGAAATGTTTCAGCGTTAGCGGCTGCGGCCCCACCATAAAGATCAGATAATCTAGTTTGAATCTCTGTGAATGATAATGTGGCTAATTCAGTTTTTGATAAGCCAAGTCCTAATCTGCCTAAAGATGCTGTGTTGCCATCTTGAGCACGACCTAAAGCATTGGCAACTGATTCAAGGTCTTTGCCTGATGCCTTGCTAATATCTAAAGCAAGTCCTAGTAACTTTTGCGCTTCTACTGTGTCTTTTGTAGATACTGCCAATCTCTGTAATGCTGGACGTAAAGCATCATCCGCTACGCCAGTGGCTAGGCTGGTCTTTAAGATCATGTCCTCAGTAGCCTGTATTTGGGCATCTGTAGCCCCTGTGGCAGCCTTTAGAGCATTGGCTAACCTAAGTTGTGCCTGCTCATCTTCAATGGCTGCTTTAACGCCATCAACGGCTAATTTCGTGGCATAAGCACCAGCAGCAGCAACAGCAACGGCAAATGCAGCAGCAGCCTTTTTGCCAAACTCGCCAATCTTGTTTGAACTCTGTTGGACTGTGTTGTCTGCTTGATCTAGTTTCTTTTTAAGATCATCAATATCAGCAAGGATGGATAACTTTAACGTGCGATTATCTCTTGCCATTATGTCCACTCCTTAAGAATGCGCTCAAATGATTCCTGCCACTTGTTCACTAATTCAGGCTGAATTCTGCGAAGAGTTGGGTATATGAACCATCCACGACTGCCACCGCCAGGTGCTCGCCCTGAAAACGCTGGGAACTGTTTAAACCTGTTTGACCCAAACTCAATACCGCCCCAAAGCGTTTGTGTAGTAGCACCACCTGAAAATTTTTGTCTAGCAAACCCATATCTAAATTCACCGATTTTGCTTGATTTCGAAATGCTAACTCCGTCCGCAACTCTTTGCGCAACTTCGCCTGCTTTTGTTCTGCCTCTAGCCGCTTGTTTAATTTCTTCTGATGCAAAATACGCCAAAGCAGCAGACTGCCTTCTTGCTTCATCCGTTGCTTGATCATCCATAAGTTTGAACGCTTTGTAGACATCGCGGAGGTCGGATTTGTCGTAGGCAATTTTGGAATCATTAGCCATTTCCTCGCTCCTTTAAAATCTCGACTGCAGTTAGTAAATCTTCTGCGCTTGTCCATTCACTCATTGGTATGTGGGTGGCTATTGCCACCGCAACAAGTAAACGGCTTACGCTTCCTTCTGGATGACTTTTGGGTCATCCGCATCACCGACAATTACATCGGCAACTGTTTCCATCCAGGCATCCATTGGCTTGACTGGTTTGTCCCCAGCAATTGCACGCTTATGGGCATGATAAGCCAAAAACATAAGATCCCACATGCCAATCTTTTCTTTGGCTTGTCCAATCGTATTTCCTGTCTGCTTCTCCCATTTCGCCCACTCAGGAGGTTGGGCTATGTATGTTGCTTGCTCTCCTGAGTTGTATTCAATTGTAATTGGTAATTTCATTTGTTTGCTCCCGTTTTATTTTTTAACTAAATGTTTCAGTAACTTCGCCACGTGCGACTGGGAATGTGAAAGATACTGTTTGAGCATCTACTCCTGAGCCACCTGCGGTTGGGTAAACTGGCAATACTGGGAACACGAATTGTGCTCCAGTTGCTGCTGTAAGTGTAATGCTGATTTCAGTGTTTGGTGCAGAATCGCATGCTGTCCAAAGTGCTTCGCAAACTGAGTTAGCCTTTCCCCAATCCGCCAGCATATCTAATTGGAAGGATCCAGTCGCATTAACGACTTTGTAAGCCTCACCATCTAAAGTCTGGTAAGTTTGACGATCAAACTCTTTGGTTAGAACTGCGTTTGTCGCTTGTGCTTCGATGTCTGTTCCACCTGTGAAAGACAACGAAACATCACGACCTGTTATTACTACGGTTGCCATGATTTCTCCTTATGCGGTTTGTGTGTAGTAGGTAGAAACTCGAACATCTGCAATAAGCAGCGTTGATGCTCCAACTTGTGTAACTGTTGGTCTTTCGACCGAACTCACGATATATCCTGATGGAATTACCTTGAGAACACTCATAATAAGTTGCTCAATATTGTCCAGGCTTGCTGGGTTTGAGTTATAGGCAACTGCGACTGAAATAGTCATATTAATTTTTGTACGAACTAAAGATTTGCTAATTGTTTCCAATTCCAGGTACGGACTGTCTGGGACTAAAACTATCGCTGGGGGGATAACCGACTCGGGAACGAAACTGTAAACGTTACCTGCAACTGTGCCAAGTGCTGTGGCAAGTGGTTGTCTAACTGTTGAAAGGATTGTTGAAGCGGTCATTATTGAGCCATGCTTTCAACATCTATAAATGGCCCTAGAATTCCAACGCAACGATTAAATAATGATCTACCCATTCTGAATGGTGTTGCTGTGAAATCTACGCCTTCAATCTGACCTCCTCCTGCAAGGCGAGATTGGAATACTTCTAAAGAAACTACGAATACCGCTGAGCGGACTGGTTGGTTGCCAACATAAGTTGATGCTGAAGATAAGGTAGCAGTTCCGGATGGGATGATATTTGCGCTTTCCACATCTGCGTTTGTAATGGCGCATGAGAATGTATATTGTCCAAGATTATCTTCCAAGATGGTGCGTGTTCCATTGTAAGGTGCTCCGCATCCTGCAATAACTACTGATTGACCTTCTGTAAATTCATGAATACCTAAAGTTGTAAATGTTGCAATATTGTCGGTTAATGCAGCCTCTTGAATTGGGCTCTTGAATGAAACCAACATTGGAAGGATCACGCCTTCTGCGGTATCGATTATTTCGTTTAAATATGAATCATTGTATAAGGCAGAAGACACACCAAGCACTGCTCTTAACTCAGTGGCAGTAATAATTGTTGGCATGTCTTCTCCTTAACTCCCATTACAAAGATGCCAGAGATCGGGAGCAACCCCTGGCACTATTTGATTTAGGCTGAAACTGTTAATCCACGGAATGCTGTTGGGTAGCGATTAACTACTGCTGCATATCCGTACAGACCAATCTCAACACGACCATTTGCAACGATGTTTGCACGAATGTCGAAAAGTCCGGACTCGTGGAATCGCATAGCGGCTGATGGATAAACTAAAGCGTATTTAACGTTTGAGTTATCTCCTGTGTAGTTTGGATCTACTACTAGATCAAGTCCAGCAACTGTTCCATTTGTTGAACCTTGTGAAATTAAGCCACCAGCATTTTGAGGTGCTGCTGCTGCAAATAATGGACGACCATCTGCGACTGCGCCAAGTAATCCAGCAAAATCGATTCCGTCTTCTCCACCTGAATTGGTGACCATTAAGCGGTTTGGTGTAAAACGCATTACGCCGTAAGAATCTGCAATACCCTTTGCAATAGAACCATAAATTGTTGAGGCTGATGTTGAGCCACATCCATTCACTGCAATTTTTGCTGCATAAGCATCTGTCTTTTGTGCGTAAGATGCTGCAAGTTCACGAATTAAAAGATCCAAGAATGATGGGTCTGAACGATCCAAAACCTCTTGGTTAATTACGTTTGCGCCAGCGAACTTAACGATGTTGTCTTCTTGGAATGTAACTGCAGTATCTTGTGATGCGTACTCAACGCCTTCTGCTGTTTGTCCAACAATTGCTTGTGCTCCAAGTACAGGCGTGTAGATCTTAAGCCCAGATGCAGGCAGAGGTGCACGCTCGATTGAATCAATAAATGGACGTGAAGAATCGATAACGCCGATTACATCGCGTAGGTAGTTAGGTGGCACCATTCCAGTATTCTCTGAAACTGTACCGATTGCTAATGCAGCGATTAGATCACGTGCATCTGTATCGCCTTGTACTGCTTTGATTTGTGCTGCAACGTACTGTCCTGCAGTAACATTCTCATTAACACGTGGCTTTGTGTAAGCAACGTAGTTTGCTGTTACTACTGGAGCAGTTTGTGCCGCTTCTACCGCTTCGGATGCGATAGGGGCTTCTGAAGTAATCTCAGACACTGTTTCCTCCTGTGGTTGTTCATCCGTAGCGGTTGCTTCGGAATTCTCTGGTGTTTCACTTGCTGCTACTTCCGTTACACGTGCAGAATCGATCGCTGGATCTGTAACCAGGCTGACCTCTTGAAGTGAACTTGATTTAATTTTTAATACGCCATCTTCGTTTTTCCACTCGTTGATCTTTACGCCAACGCTAAATCCATCACGTAATCCTTCGGCTGCTTCTAATAATGAATCATCGCCAGCGATAGTTGCTGCAACTTTAAATGTTGCTTCAATACCTGTTTCATCGGCTGTAATGTCCATCAAGCGACCAATCGGACGTGTGCGGTCATGCTCAAGTAATAATTTAACTGGCTTTGAGAAATCGATGGAATCCTTCTGAAATACAGTTGCTCCTGCGCTGGTCATACCTAATTCATCCCAAGATACAATCTTGCCTGAGATAGTGCGCTTCTTGCTATCGGCTGCAGTTAGCGTTATTGGGAAATTGATTTTCATCGGATTAGGTCTTCTTCCTCTTGTATTTGCTCGATGCTCATCGCACCAATTCTGTTTAGGATTTCATAAACTTGTGCACGCTCTAGTGCTGATCCACGTAGAAAATCATCAATATCAAATCGAGTTTCGATTCCGTTTGGGCAGAAATCTGCTTGGCTTAGACGTTGCTCAATTGCTGTAAGTATTGGACGAAGTGAAAAATCAATAAGTGCTTTGCGCTCGCCAAGTGTGTTTGAGTAAGTCATTGATGTAGTTTCTGCTGATACAAATGATGCTGGAATACCAGATGCTCTTGCAATTTCTAAAGCAAGGTATTGACGTGCTTCGTTTAATTGTAATTTAGCAGGATCAAATCCAAGTGCTTGTAATTCAACATCGGCATTTAAGAATGCAGTTGATCTTGTTTGACGGCTTTGTGTCCAGGATGAAAGTAATCTTGAAATACGCTCTGGAGTTAAGTTTGTGCCATTTGATTTCAAAACCATTTGTGGCATTGGCTCTTTTGCGTACATCTCTGCAGCCTTTTCTAATTCTGCTGCTGCTTTGATTGTGCGACCGGCACGATTTAAAATTCCCTCATCTAAACCATTGAATACAATTAAAGATCCTAAACCAAACGGCGGTACACGCTTTCCGTCAACTGTGTAATACTCGATTTCAGTTGATAATGCATTCAAACTTGCAAATACTCTATTAGGTGCGATTCTTGTCCATGCACGAATACGTGAAGCATCTGTTGCAGCGTAGGCATCCATAACCATTCCGTACGCAACTCCATAAAGTAATAAATCTTCTGCAATCCATGCATAAATTGCTGAACCAGCAACGCGTGGATCTGGTTGCATAATTACTCGGTTTGGACGGACATGCTCATTTGTAAAATGGTTGTATTGCTCAAGTGGTAATGATCCGATCGTTGAGCAGATAATGTTTCTTGCACGCGCTGCAGCAGGTACTGCCATAAATGATTCGCGTGTTGCGGTTGTGGTTCCAAAGAGAATGCCACCAACTAATTGTTGTGAATTGTAAGGGGCAAGTGCCGCTGATACATCTAGCGGTTCAGTTGCTTGTTTTGTTGTAAAGCGATCGAATAGTCCCATTGGCGTAAATTATACCTTATGTCCGACTTATCCGATTTGTATGTCCACCTCCGTTTCGACTTGTGTCGCAAAGTATGAAACTAAGGCAGTTGCAACGGCTGCACACACTGCAACTCTTGATGCTCTCCTACCGATAATCCAGGCTCCATCTCCATACGGCAATCTGGCAGCAGATAGCACCTGTTGATTTAATTCTTCCTGATCTCCATGTTGTAAACGATGGCTGTTAATCGCTCCGAGCCAACGATCGCAGGATTCGCTGTAAACGGCACCATCCATATCGGTTGTAGGTATTCCGGCTTGTTGTAAACGGCTGGCAACGGCTGCAGCAGTTCTTTTGCTGTAAGCAATAGTTTCCACCTGGTATTTGCGATAATACGGAGCGACATCGTTTGCAATCGCTAAATCATTTAATGAGAAATCATTTGACCAGGTATGTAGTAACTGCACATAAAATCTCTCACCTGGCATTCTTTGTGCAGCGACTAAAGCACCAAACTTTCGATCTGGACTTAAATCCAATCCCATCCACATTGTTTTCTCAGGATCTAGCGGAATAGGATCGATTGCGCATGATTGCCATTTTTGAGCATCTACAACTGAATTGATGGTATCAACCCATTGGCATAAAACTTCTGTGCGCACAATATCCGGAGGATCATTGATAACCGATCTCAGATTATCCTCGTGGATCGTTATGCCCAATGATGGATTGGCTTGAGCGAACGCATCCCAGTTCGGCTCACCCGACGGAAGGGTAATTGGAGTGTTGGGCTCTGCACTCCATTCAAACCAACCAATATCATCTATTGCGCCACCGGCAGCCGCTAGGGCTCTGGATCGTAAAGCATTTAATACAACTGAATGCTGATCTCCTGCGTTGCTGTAAATCCAGGTTTGCGGATTCTTAGCAGCCATCATTGTATATCGCATAGATGACCAGGCATCTTGATCTTTGTACTCTCTCAACTCATCCATGTGAATTGTTTCAGGCTTGCTGATACCACGTGATGCGTTATTGCTTGCCTTGATGACAATACGTCGATTGCCTTTAAGTTCTAATTCTTCTGCACCATGTTGCCATCGGATCTTTTTGACCTCGGATGCAAGTTTGTCGTTTTCTTCAATCAAGGCCACAATCTGTCTAAAGGTTTCCAGTGAGGTTGTAAGTCTGTGAGCAGATGCAAGTTGTAAGCCTTCACCCCAGACGTAGGCTCCGGTCAGCATGCGAAGCATCATAAAAGTGCTCTTACCATTTTGACGTGCGATGACCAGGCCATTCTCAGAATGATGCCAGCGACCATCTGGCTTGACCTTGTGCCCATGAATCGCAACAAACTTCTGCCATTCCATAAGTGGGATACCAACCTCAGCAGCAAAGTCGATCATCTCCTGGCCTTTAGACGGCAGATCGTTGAGTTTGGAGTGAATACGTGGAGTTGCCACACCTCCTATTTTCGATTGAGCCTGATCTAAAGCGATCTGGTCTGATTCAAGCATGTTTAATCTGATTCAAAAGGATCGTGCCCGATCGAGGTGTTTCGTCGGTTAGAAAGATCAAG